CCTGACAGATTCATTGTGGATCTGACACTAGCCACGACAGGAGATCTAAATGGCTACAACTACTTTTTCTGGTCCTATTAAGGCCGGAACCATTAAAAACACTACCGGCACAACACTCGGCAGCAACATTGCTAATGTTGGTCAAGTTGTTATGGCTCAGACTTTTTCAGCAGATCTTTCCGGGGGCGCTCTTGCCGCATCCGTTACAGATGTTGTTATTCCAGCAAACTCTCAGATCATTGACTGCGTGATTGATGTAATCACCGCAGCCAATACCACAACCAACCTGAGTGTCGGAGATACTGTGGGTGGAGCGGCTACAGTTCTGAACACATTTGCAAGTGGCACAACTGCTGGCCGGAAGTATCCGACAACCCAAGCTGGCGCAGCATTGGCTTGGCAGGACACTGGTACAACGGACATTCGTCTTACTGTAACTTCTTCTGCTTCGACAAATGCAGGTCTTGTTCGTTTTACAATTCTGTATCAGCAAAACAACAACCTTGCTTAATAGGAGGGCACTATGGCTGCTTCTATTACAACTAAGACTGCCACTGCCACGGGTACGTTGCTGGGTGGAAGAACACGCCTGAAAGCGTTTTACGTAAAAACCGCGTCTAGTGGTTCTCCGGCTGTTGTTTTTAAAAATGCCAGCGGTGGTGCGACGTTGCTGTCTATGGTGTTTCATACCTCTGATGATAATCAGATAACAATCCCGGATCACGGAATTATCTTCGATGATGAGTGTCACGTTACGCTGACCAACATAGACTCCATCACGGGTTTCTTTGGTTAATGGCTGGCAACGAGGTCATATCTAAACACTTACATGCTTCCGGCGTCCTTGCGGACTGCCGGGGGCGTTTTAAGGGTTTTATTGTAAATCACGATACAGGAACATCTGGGCATATCATTTTGTATGACAACGACTCTGCCGCATCTGGTGATGTTGTTATAGAGGTGGACGAGAAGGCCGCTGGAACTTTTGGTATGGAGATACCGGGGGATGGGATCATTTTTGAAAATGGAATGTATGCCAGCTTACCAGACAACACTTCAATAACTGTATTTGTTCAGTTGGGGGGTAGGTAATGGCGGCGAAAAAAAAGAAAAAATCTGTTAGTCTTTCCGTTAAACGCGGCGAGAAGCTGCCCGCCTCCAAGGGCGCAGGACTCACGGCCAAGGGCCGTGCTAAATACAACCGGGCGACAGGGTCAAAGCTGAAAGCTCCCCAGCCCGGTGGTGGTAAGAGACGAACGTCTTACTGTTCGCGGTCCAAGGGCCAAATGAAAATGCATAACATTAGCTGTAAGAAGACGCCAAAGAAGCGTATTTGCGCGGCGCGTCGGAGATGGAAATGCTAGATGAAAAGACCTTGGTTAAAGCCGGTGTTATTGGTTTTGGGGGCGTGGCTCTTTCTCTTGTGGTTTGGATCCTCACGACACTAATAGAGGTCGATAAGCGCACGGCGGTTATTGTGGTGAAGGTTGAATCTAACCACAAGATGTTGACACCTTTATGGGAAGATTACGTTCGGAGACAAAGAAATGGCGATGTCGCGTGGTTCGATGAGGCAGCAGATATCCAAGCCTCCACAAAAGAAAAAATGGACCAAGGCTCGTAAGGCAAAAGTGAATTGCAAGCGTCCTAAAGGGTTTAGTGAAAAAGCACATTGCGCCAGTAAGAGGAAACGAAGGAATGGCTAAAGATGCATGCTATCGCAAAGTTAAGGCAAGATATAAGGTTTTCCCGTCGGCGTACGCAAGCGGGGCCATCGCCAAGTGCCGTAAGGTCGGAGCCGCAAACTGGGGTAATAAGACCAAAAAAGCCGCTGGCGGAATCCACGAGCAAAAAGCCAAACGCCCCTTCCGAGGAAACCTAGAGGCCAATCAGGTTGTTGCTCGAGGTTGCGGCGGTGTGATGAACGGACGGCGAAAGAAGACACGCTGCTCTTAGCGATGATCCATGCATTTTTATTGTTTGTGTTCGTTGGGATGGGAGAAGAAAAGAAGCTGGTAAGTAACGACATGTACTTTCGAGATATTAACGAGTGTACGTACTTTGCTCGACAGCTTCACAAACAAGGTCAGAAGATCACCGCCTACTGTGTGCCTCGGCTGGTTGATGAAGACACGAAGGTTTATTGATGGATCCTATATCAGCAATGGCAACCGCTTCAGCGGCATTCTCGGCTTTAAAGAAGGGCTTTGCTGTTGGTCGTGATATTGAGGCAATGGCGTCTGATCTTTCGCGCTGGATGGGCGCTTTATCTGACCTTGATCAGATGGAGAAAGAAGCAAAAAACCCTCCAATTTTTAAAAAACTGTTCGGCGGCCAGAGCGTCGAACAAGAGGCCATAACGACTTTTGCTAACAAGCAAAAAGCGCAGCAGCAGCGCTATGAGCTACAGCAGTGGATAAGCCTCACTATGGGCAAGTCCAAGTGGGATTCACTGGTGGCAATGGAAGGCCAAATAAGAAAGAGGCGCAAGGAGACGTTGTACCGTCAACGTGAACGCCGACGTAAGTTTGTAGAGATCGTAGCGTGGATTTTGTTTTCCGGAATTGCTGTCTCGGCTTTATTGGCCTTTATACTATTGTTAAAAGCGCATTCAGCTAGTGCTGATCAAATGGTTACTTGTCGTAAGGTGAAGTGTGAAAAGCTGGATAACAGAGAAATGGTTTGCGTATTCCGAGGCGCAAACAATACCATTGAGTCTCAGTTTTTTCAGTACCTAGAATTTGTGCCAAACGAATATCAGTGCAAGTATGATCCGAATGCAAAAAAAGACATGACAATACAAGAGAGTCTTGAACAAATACGGAAGTCGAGAGACTGAGATGGCTGTACGAAAAACCAAAAAAGGATTGGCGTTAAAGCGCTGGTTTAAAGAGGATTGGAAAGATGTACGCACTGGCAAGGCGTGTGGCAGAAAAAAGGGTGAAAAGCGTGGCACTCCTTATTGTCGTCCTTCCAAACGAGTTTCTTCGAAGACTCCTAAAACATCGTCAGAAATGACAGCGGCTGAAAAGCGTAGTAGAATCAGTCAAAAGAAACGCATTGGACAGCCTGCCGGTAAGCCACGACGGGTTAAATCACTAAAGAGAAGGAAAAAATAATGTCTCATTGTTCTCCTCGAAAAGCCGCTGCCGGCGCGATGGTAATGCCTACTCGCAACAACAAGGCTCCTAGCCGCACTCGTTTTAAAATGGGTGGTGGTAACTTCCCCGACCTAACAGGTGATGGTAAGGTCACGAAGCAAGATATTCTAAAAGGTCGCGGCGTTCCTGGTTTTGGTTACGGCGGCACACACAAGAAGAATAAATAGATGGCAACTTCCGGATCCAGAGATTTTGATCTCGATGTAGCAGAGATTATCGAAGAAGCATATGAGCGGTGCGGTCTTGAGGTTCGCACCGGTTATGATGCGCGTACGGCTCGTAGGTCTCTGAATCTTATGTTTGCAGACTGGGCTAACCGTGGCTTGAATCTGTGGACGGTGCAGCAGGGAACACAGGCGTTGACCGCAGGAACTGCTACGTACACCTTCGACACAGCGTACACGGATCTACTTGAGGTTGTGATTCGAAGAAGCGGCACGGACTACCAGCTTGACCGCATGTCTCGAAGCGAATACTTGACGACGCCCAATAAAACACAGACAGGACGCCCCAGCCAGTATTTCTACAACAGGCAAGTAACACCACAAGTTACACTGTGGCCGACTCCTGAAAATTCGACAGACAGCTTAGTTTATTATTACGTGCAAAGAATTCAAGACGCTGATGCTTTGGTGAACACCACGGATGCACCGTTTAGATTTCTGCCGTGTATGGTCGCTGGTCTTGCATACTATCTTGCGATGAAGAAAGCGCCGGAACGTGTGCAGCTTTTGAAAGTGGTTTACGAAGAAGAGTTTCAACGAGCCGCAGATGAAGATGAAGATCGTGTGGCTCTCAAGCTACAGCCAAGCATTCAGTATCTGAGGGTGAACTAATGGCGCGGTTCGCTTCAGGAAAAGACGCCTGGGGCTATTCGGATAGATCCGGATTCCGGTATCGTCTTCGAGAAATGGTTACGGAGTGGAATGGTTTAAAAGTCGGACCTGATGAGTATGAGACGAAGCATCCTCAACTACAGCCCGTTCGAGTGGGGCCGGATCCGCAGGCTCTTCACAATCCACGACCACCCTCGATTATTCATTCAGTCAGTATAACATTTCCCACGTTTAACTCACGGACGCTGGAAGTGTCTCCTGTTGCAGTCATGCATGGATTTGTGGGAGACGTAGTCACAACAGGTACAACACCATCAGGGACTGTTACTGTATCCATAACCGGGGTTTCCGCCACTGGCGGCGTAAATTCTGTTTCAGTTGGAATCGTTACGAACTACACAGTTACTGTTGCTTCGGGAACAAATTCTTACGGAACAGGCAATAAGTATTATGTTGCTGGTTTGTCGGGGGCTTCTCCGACGCTTACGTTAAGCGAGGGTTCTACCTACAGGTTCGATCAATCAGACAACAGCAACTCGGGGCATCCCTTCCGGTTTTCAGAAACTGCCAACGGCACTCACGCCGGGGGTTCCGAGTATACAACAGGTGTATCTACTAACGGTTCCCCGGGTAGCTCGGGAGCTTACACACAGATCACGGTAGCCTCGGGGACTCCAACTCTGTATTATTACTGCACAAACCACAGCGGCATGGGCGGTACAGCGAACACGCCATAGGAGTAAACATGGCTTTTACTGGAAATTATCTGTGTACGTCTTTTAAAAGCGAACTGCTTCAAGCCGTCCACAATTTTGCAAGTCACACATTTAAGATGGCGCTGTTCACAAACAGCGCCACTCTCGACGCGACCACAACCGCATACTCAACAGCTAACGAAGTAAGCGGAACAGGCTATAGCGCGGGCGGTGCTACCGTCACAAGCATAACCATCAACACCAGCGGCACAACTGCTTTTATAGATTTTGCTGACGTTAGTTTTGCTAACTCTACAATAACGGCACGAGGAGCACTGCTTTATAACAGCAGTGCATCTGACAAAGCGATTGCGGTGTTTGATTTTGGAGCCGATCAAGCTTCTTCTTCATCTACTTTTACTATTACCATTCCAACAGCGGGCGCGAGTAGCGCGATTGTAAGGATCGCTTAATGGCTTTTACATACGCACAGCTAAAAACAGCCATCCAAGATTATACCGAAAACACTGAAACGTCCTTCGTGACGAATCTACCTGTGTTTATTCGCGCAGCCGAAGATCGTATCTTCAAGCTGGTTGACCTTGAGATTTTTCGCAAGAACGCGACAAGTGCGCTAACACAAGGTGATCCGTATCTTTCTGTGCCGAGCGACTATCTTTCATCTTTTTCTTTGTCTGTCACAAACAGTAGCTCGAAGGAGTTCCTGCTTCAAAAAGATGTGAACTACATCCAAGAATACAATCCGAATCCGGCAACGACAGGAACGCCAAAGTATTATGCGTTTTTTGATAAAGATAACTTCATTATGGCGCCAACCCCTGACAGCAACTACGCTGTTGAGCTTCACTACTATTACAGGCCGGCATCTCTGACCGCTGGCAGTGATAGTGGAACCACGTGGTTGAGCGACAACGCTCCCAACGCCCTGCTTTACGGTTCTTTGGTTGAAGCGTATATATACATGAAAGGTGAGCAGGACATGCTTCAGATGTATGAGAAACAGTTCACCGAGGCAATGACCAGGATTAAAGATCTGGCGGAAGCTAGAGAAAACAGCGATGCGTATCGCAGAGGTCTGCCAGATCGGCCTCGTACATAAGGAGTAGAAGACATGGCAACGTCAAACGCAGCAACCAATTATCTAGAACATGCGATCCTTGATTTCTTGTTCAAGAATAACTCAGAGAGCTTTGCCACTCCCGGCAACAGCATTTATGTCGGCCTTGCAACCGCCGTATCTAGTATTGAAACAGGCTCTCTAACAGAGGCCACGTTTGGGTCTTACGCTAGGCAGCAGGTTCAGGCTTCCGGCTGGACAGTTCCCGCAGTGGGAACAGATGCTCAGACCGCAACAAACGCGGCCAATATTGAGTTCCCGGCGTCTACCGGCACAAACAACACGATCACACATGCGTTTGTTGTAGACGCGGCTAGTAGCGGAAACATCTTGTTCGTTGGCGCACTTGATGCAAGTAAGACAATCGCCACTGGCGATATCTTCCGCATTAACGCAGGCAACCTGTCGATAGAGCTAAAGTAACATGGCACTTGTTCTCAGAGATCGCGTAAAAGAAACGACCACAACCACCGGCACTGCAACGTACACGCTTGCAGGCGCTGTTTCTGGTTTTGAGACTTTCGGCAGCGTGGGCGATGGGAACACGACGTATTACGCTTGTTCTGACGGCACCGACTTTGAGGTCGGCATTGGAACCTACACTGCGTCAGGCACCACACTAGCCAGAACTACGATACTTCAGTCGAGCAACAGTGATGCTGCTGTGAACTGGAGTTCCGGTACAAGGACGATTTTCTGCACGTTGCCAGCGGAAAAGATGTCCTTCCTTGATGCCTCTGGAAATGTGGTGGCGGCTAACGGTAGCAACCTAACTGCACTCAATGCCAGCAACCTTGCCTCTGGCACGGTCCCAGATGCTAGGTTTCCTGCAACTCTGCCAGCGGCTAGTGGTGTAAACCTCACTGCGTTGAACGCCAGCAATCTTGGCTCCGGTACAGTTCCAGATGCGCGGTTCCCAGCGACACTACCGGCGGCGAATGGTAGTAATCTGACGGCATTGAACGCCAGCAACCTTTCTAGCGGGACAGTGGCTAACGCTAGGTTGGACGCACAGCTACAAGACGTGGCGGGGCTGGCGGTTACAAACGGTAACTTTATTGTGGGTGATGGGTCTAATTTTGTAGCTGAGAGCGGCGCAACAGCCAGAACATCACTGGGGTTAGGTAGCGCAGCCACATCTAACACAACCGACTTTGAATCCGCTGGGCAAAGCGTAGTCATGGCGATAGCACTGGGGTAACGATATGCCTAATAACTTTAAGACCTTTACAGACACAGGCGTAGGCACCGCTAACGCAGATGTTTACACATGCCCCAGTTCGACAGAGACAACCATCATCGGACTGAACATTGCCAACATCCTGACCGTCTCCATCACCGTAAATGTCCAGCTAATCAACGCCGACGGCGACAACGTACACATCGTCAAGTCGGCTATTGTGCCGGTGGGCAGCAGTTTGGTGGCTGTTGGGGGTGACCAGAAGATTGTTTTGAACGCGAGTGACATCTTGCGAATTACCGCCAGTCAGGCGTCAGCCGCTGATGTGACTGTATCGTTGTTGGAGATTAGCTGATGGCACTTAGTAAGATTGGCACTAATCAGCTTGATTCCACGGCAACGCCAACCTTTGCTGAGTTGGATGTTGATAACGTCAAGGTAAACGGCAACACCATCAGCAGCACAGACACGAATGGCAACGTAACGATTGACCCAGCGGGAACCGGAAGCATTGTAGCGGCGCAAGTGGCTTCATCGTCTCTTGATATCGAGGGCGACAGGACAGATTCGCAGATTACCTTAAAGGGTGGCTCTGCTGGTGCCGGTATACAGCTTTTTGGCAGCACCTACACCAACTATGCAGGTGCGATGTACTTCGACGCAACGGCCAGCACCACCGGCACAAATGATGCTCAAATGGTGTTTCGGACTGGCTCTTCGCCAAGCGAGGCAATGCGGATAGACCGAAGCGGCAACGTGGGCATCGGGACAGCTTCGCCGCAGTCAAACATCAATTCCAACTCCAAAGTCCTGAATCTAAAACAAGACAGCACCAACGGTTCTGGT